CAAATCCTTGTTATATGGAAGACCCACAAATTATTATACAAAAATGGGGAGGTAATTTAAGAACAAATACTATAAATTTAGAAAGTGAATTAAAAGGAGTTAATAGACAACTTGGTAGAGATTGTTTAGGAAAAGATAATTATGAAAAATACAATGTTCCTAATGAAGCTATAAAATACCCAACATGTAATAATTTATTTACGGACCAATCTAGAGCTACAAATCCAGCATGGTGGTATCGTGATTTAGAACAAGCTAATTGGCAATATCCACAATTAAATCCACAAACTAATACTTGCATTCCTTTTCAAAATAATTTGAATACCAGAATTTTAGAGAAAGATTATTTTACACCTAAGAGAGATTGTGTTTTAAATGAAACCCAAAACTATTTACCAGCCAGTTATAGTTTAATCAAAGGCAGCTATGTAGGTGGACCTACTACTTGTCAACAAACAAATTCTTGCCAATCTCTATAATTTTTATAAGTTTTATAGATTTAATAATTTTTATAAGTTTTATAGATTTAATAATTTTTATAAGTTTTTTAATAATAATTAGATTATTATGTCATAAAAATATAATACTCTATATATATAATAATATGGAAATTGCTATTCCTTTACTAGCATTAGGTGGAATGTATGTCGTATCTAATCAATCAAATGAAAATTGTAGCAAAAAAGAAATTAGACAATTAAGAAGAGAGAATTTTACAAATATGGGTTCAAAATCTAATTATTTACCAAATACAAATATTCCTCCTCAAAATTTTCCAGTATCTAATACGGATGAAGTATTGGATACAATTCAGGCATATCCGAATCCAAATACCGCAACGGATAAATACTTTAACCAAAATTTATATGAGCAACAAATCAGAAAAAATATGTCTGCTCCTGAAACCATTCAAGACATTTATTCAATGTCCGGTAATTATTTAAAGTCAGATCAGTTTAAACATAATAATATGGTCCCTTTTAACGGTGGAAAAGTTAAAGGCCGCACATATGATACAACTATTAATGAATCCGTTTTAGATAATATGATTGGTAGCGGCTCACAAACCATAAAAAAAATAGAACAAGCTCCTTTGTTTAAACCTGAAGATAATATACAATGGTCTTATGGTATGCCAAATCAAAGCGACTTTTATCAGTCACGTGTAAATCCTGCCATGAAAAATAATAATGTTAAGCCTTTTGAAACAATACGTGTTGGTCCTGGTTTAGATCAAGGTTATGGCTCTAATGGCAATAACGGTTATAACTCTGGTATGGAAGCACGTGATAAATGGCTTCCCAAAACAGTTGATGAATTAAGAGTTGACACTAACCCTAAATTAGAATATGAATTGACTAATCATGAAGGTCCTGCTATTTCTTTCATTAAACATACTTCAGGAACTGAAATTCTTGGACGTGTAGAAAAACAACGTCCTGATACATTTTTTATTAATAGTCAAGACCGCTGGTTAACCACCACTGGAGCTGAAAAAGCTGAAACATTAAGACCAATCCAGGAATTAGGAATACTTAAGCGCAATGATATTCTTACTGATTATCAAGGACCTGCCGGCTCTGTTAATATTAAGGCATCTCATGCTCCAGAAAATTTCCAATCATCTAGACGCATACAATTAGATTGCCATGATGTTAAACCAGCCTCTGCTATGGGACGTGGACCACATACAGACGGTGACAATTTTTTACAAAGTCATACAAATTATGAAAATAATAGATCAACTGTTAAACAACCCGACACAATAAGAAGCGGATTTAGTGGCGCAATTGGTGCTGTTATTGCTCCCATAATGGATATTTTTAAACATACTAGAAAAGATGAAACCATTAATAATATTAGAATTTATGGTGAAGCTGGTCCTGCTGTTCCAAAAAGTTATGTATATAATCCTCAAGATACTACTCCAACCACTATAAAAGAAACTACTTTACACGCACAATCATTCAATATTAATAACCAAAAAGAAGGCATTTATGTTAATAATTATACAAATCCAGAGAATACTCAGAGAGATACTACAAGTAGCGAATATTTTACTGCTGCCGGTGGATATGCTACTGGTTATGGTGATATGAGTTATGATGCTGCTTATAGACAACATAATAATGATATTAAATCACAAACTATTGGCAACAGAACAAACCAAGGAGGAACTCAAATATTTAATCAACAAATGCATTTAAGCACCATTAAAAGTGATACAGACCGTTTGGATGGTAGAATGAATCCAGCTTATTCTAGATTATCCGGGTTACCACCTTCTACACAAACATATGGTTCCATTAGAACTCCACAATATTATAATGAATGTGCTGGTTGCGAGAGAATTAATCCAGATATACTAAGCAGTCTAAAAAATAATCCTTATGTGTTTTCTTTTACAAATGCGGTTTAAATCCATTTATTATATTTATTTTAATTTAAATATAATAACTTATATAAACTATAAGATATGAATGAAATATGGAAGGAAATATACAGTCATCCAAATTATGAGGTTAGTACAGACGGAAATATAAAAAACAAAAAAACTAATAAATTTTTAAAACCAAATAAAGATGCTCATGGGTATTTGTCAGTTTCATTAAATAAAAATAATAAATCTACTAAATTTTTACTTCATAGATTAGTTGCTCAAACATTTTTACCTAATTATTATAATAAACCAACTGTAAATCACAAAAATAAAAATAGAAGCGATAATCATTTATTTAATCTTGAATGGGCGACTATCACAGAACAAAATATCCATAAAAATAATAATAAATTTGAAATTACTACTTTTAATATGTGTACAATGAAATCTATTTGGAGAGTTGATTTAAAAACAAATGAAAAATTAGAAAAATATAATAATTTAACAGAAGCTCAAAATTGGTGCATTAAAAATAACTTATCAAAATCAAAATATTTTAAAAATGGCATTTGTTTAGCAGCATTAGGAAAAAGGAATCAATCATTAGGATATAAATGGGAATATGAAATAGTGGATAATTTGTTGTTAGAAAATGAAATCTGGAAAGAAATTCCATCAAACTTAGTAAATGGTTATAAAAATATTCATATATCTTCATTAGGAAGAATTAAATATACAAATGATACAATTAGTAACGGTTATAAATTTAATAATTATTTAGGTATATCTATTGGGGGTAAAAATTACCTATTACATCGTTTAGTTTGTCAAGTTTTTTTTAATAATTCAGAAAATAAACCTATTGTAAATCATAAAGATGGTAATAAATTAAATGCTAAATTATCTAATTTAGAGTGGGTTAGTTACAAAGAAAATTCTATTCATGCTTATGAAACAGGTTTAAATAAAAATGTAAAACCAGTTATTCAATTTGATATAAAAATGAATAAACTTAATGAGTTTAAATCATTGAATGAAGCATCTAGATTTTTAAATATAAAAGCATGTAATATAGGTGCGAATTGTAATGGAAAAATAAAAATAACTTCCGGATTTAGATTTCTCTTTAAAGAAGATTATAATATAGAAACAGATTATACTTCTAACTTTAAAAAACACATTAATAATAAAGAAATAATTCAATTTGATTTAAATTTTAATAAATTAAGAGAATTTACTTCTGTTGCTGAAGCATCTAAAATATTAAACATTAAAAGAGTTGGAATAGATGATTGTTGTAATGGAAAACAGAAAATGTCAAATGGGTTTATTTTTATGTTTAAAAAAAATTATGATTCTAAAAAAAAATATACTATTATAAAAAAAACAAGAGCAATAAAAATTGTTCAGTTTGATATAAATATGAATAAAATAGAAGAGTTTAATTCAATAACTGAAGCATCACAAAAACTAAAACTAAATGACGCAAATATAATTTTATGTTGTAAAGGTAAACGTAAAACTACAGGAAATTTTAAATTTATGTATTTAAATGATTATATTAAAAATTATAATTAATTTGTTAATCTACTATACATTTACACATTTTCAAAACTGTATAAATATAACAATTCAACTTTTTTATATTTATATTAATTACGTTCTATTAAAATATAAAAAAACAACCATTAATTATAATAAGTTAGTTAATGTCATTGCCAATTCATCAAAATATAAAAAATAAATTAAATTACTTTTATGAAATACATAAAATACCAAATATATTATTTCATGGACCATCTGGAAGCGGCAAAAGAACAATTGTAAATGAATATATTCAAAAAATATATAATAATGATAAGGAAAAAATTAAACTATTTGTTATGTATGTTAATTGCTCACATGGTAAAGGAATTAAATTTATAAGAGAGGATTTAAAATTCTTTGCTAAAACACATATAAATTCTGATTGTGGAAATAATTTTAAAAGTATTGTTCTTTTGAACTCAGATAAATTAACTATGGACGCACAATCCGCATTACGTAGATGTATTGAGCTTTTTAGCCATAATACACGGTTCTTTATTGTAGCTGAAAATAAATATAATTTAATGAAACCTATTATATCACGGTTTTGTGAAATATATATTCCTGATCCAGTTGTTAATGACACTATAATAAATTTATATCAATATAATTTAAATGAAACCTTTAAAATGAAAGATGTTAAAACTTATCGTGCGGAATGGCTTAAAAAAGAATTGGTTAAAACTATGAAAAATAATATAAGTTTAGAAAACCTTATGGAATTTTGTGTAAAATTATATGAAAAATCATATAGCGCAATTGACGTGATTAATATATTTGATAATTCAAATTCTAAAATATTTGAAGGCAAAATGCAAACTGAAAAAAAATATGAATTGCTCATGTGTTTTAACAGAATACGGAAGGAATTTAGGAATGAAAAATTGCTTATTTTATTTGTTTTGAATTTTATTTTTTTGGATTCAGAATTATCTTTAGAAAATATTAGTTTTCTATAAATTCATTTAAATTTTATTAATAAGTTAAAAAAATAAAATTTAAAAAATTATAATTAGTAATAATGGATGATTTTAATGTTAGCGCACTTCATGAATCTAAAAATGAATGGGGGTCCAGATTGGTTACAATTTTAACGCCTTTAATTATTGATGGGTATAAATCAATTTTAGAAGAATCCATAAAACTTTGCAAGGAAAACAGCGAAGCTGATAAATACCTTATGACTTTTCAAAATTTAATATCACGTATTCCAAAATGGAATGCTCAAATTATAGAAACAGAGAGAAAAAGAATCATTGATAAATCCGGATGTACTTATTTGGAAGATTTAATAACATGTGTTCATATTATTCAGCTTAAAATTTTAACGGCTATGCGTGTTGGGCAAAAACAAAAAAAAATAGATATTAATGTTCCAAAAATTGATGAATTTATTCATAAAGCATATATTAATGTAGCCAGAAAGGTTTATAAAAATGTATATCTTTTTGAAATAAATATACCACCTTTGTTGGTTCAAAAAAATTACAGAGAACTAGAAATAATTGTTCAGGAATCTATTTTAAACACATTGAGAGAAAGTATTCCGGTAGAAGCTATTTTAAAGGCATATATGGATGAAACTGTAGAAGAAGATGTTACAGAAGAAGTAAATGAACAAATTATTGAACAACCAATTAAAAAGGAAATGGAAAATGCTGGAAATATTAATTCTGGAAATATTAATGCTGAAAATGGTCAAGCAGGCAACCGTTTAAGTTTTAACAATATTGATTATGTAAGAACAGATGACGGAAGTATCACAAATGTAAATGCCCCTAAAACAATTGAACGTTTACAAGAAATTAGCGCAATGAGAAATCAACAGCGAAAAATGGATGAAGAAGATGATGATGATACTGGTGGAAGACTTAATATATCATCTGAATCATTTACACTAGATAATATTGATGTTCATAACATAGAAGAACCAAAATTAGATTTATTGCCTGATCTGTTAATTGATGAAATTGAAGTTTTAGAATAAGTTATTTATAATAAGTTTTACAATCTTTGTTTTACAATGTTTTGCGTTAAAATATAAATAAGAAACTGATATAATATTTTAGATGGACAATATTTTTATTATTGCTGCGGTTATATCAATTGTATTTTTAATTGCTAAATTTCTTGAAATGAGATTTGTAGAAAAAGAAAGCAAACCGCTTAAATTATTAATCCGCGATGCTCTAATAGTATATTTTAGCGTTGTAAGTTCTAATTTTATATTGGAACAATTAAATCCTGTTTTAGAAGGAGGAAAAAGAGCAACACCTGTATTCACTGATAATCCAGGTTTTTAATATTCTTTTAATTATTTAGTAATTAAAAGAATTACTAAATATTTTATTTTTATTTATATTTTAATATATATATATATGTCATTTTATATTTTTACAGCACCTTTATTTAAGTTAGTTGCGAAACCTGGTGCCAATACTATTAGTCTCTCAGGTAAGATACATGAGACGGATTATGTTAAGGTTCCAGACACGGATATTAATAATAAAATTAATACGTTTTTAACCAACTGGTCAAGAGCGAACCCAGGTTTTGAACCTTATGGTGAAACAAAAATTGTTAACAATGAAATGATTATTCAACCATTTGTAAAATATGAAAGTAAATTGAATGATAAATTTTTACCGTTATTTTTAGAGGAATTAAGGCTTATTCCTCAAACTGGAACAGCATATAATCAAGCACTTGAAAACTTTAATGAACTTAGTAAACAACAAATGATTACCAAAAGCAATATTGGAGTTCCAAATATAAATACTAATGTTCCGCAAGTATCATCAGCATCTTCATCCGCAACTCTTGGTGGTAGAAGAAGAAATAAAACAAAAAGAAATAAAACAAAAAGAAATAAAACAAAAAGAAATAAATAAATCTGGTTTTTAAATTAAAGAAGGTATCTTATCTATATCAATTACATCAGCTGGAATATCTCCCTTAAAATTACTGAATGCTTTAAATTCTGGTCTCTCCAATTGAGCTTGTGGAGTATGGTCATGAACGCAACGCGCTATCATTTTATATAATTTAAAGTCTGGATAACGGTCATCTCCATTATTTTTATATAACATATTGATTCCTTTATCATCTAAACACCATTCAACAATTAAACGCTTAATTGGGTCTTTACATTTTTCTAATTCTCTCACTTCTTGAATATCATCAATAATATAATCAAATATAGAACAAGCTAAACGACATAAATCAAAGCTATAATTTGGTTCTAAACGTGGCTTTAATGGGTTTAGATATGGTTCTGTATTATATTGTGTTGCCGCATCTCCTCCTATCTGAAAACTGTCACTACAAAACAGATTATTATTAAATTTATAAATACTTCTTCCAAAATCTATGATTTTAAATATACGGCCAAATGTTGGGACCTTGTAATATTTCTTTTTATAACAATAAAATAAATATTTTTTATCCGTCTCATTATACATTACATTATTTGTATGTAAATCATTATGTGTAAAATTAAATGCTTTTTGATATGTAATTAGCATCATAATTATTTGCATAAATGCTGAATACCATTCTTCTGGTTTTAAATTTTCATTTAATATTAAATTATCAAATGTATTTTCACAATATTCCATAGAAATAACTTGTACCGGAAATTTTGGAATAGTTGCATTAATGATTTCTGAACAATCTGAACAATCATCATCGTCATCGTCTTCGTCTTCGTCTTCCCATTCATCTGCTTCATTTTCATTTTCATTTTCATTTTCATCTTTATTGTCATTTTCATCTTTATCATCATTTTTACTATTGTCATCTTTGTCAATATCATTTTTACTATTATTTTCATCATCTGTTTCAGTATAAGATGATCTAGAAGAACAAGTAGAATTTGATTTTAATGTAACTTGATTATTATTTGAATTTGAATTTGAATTGTTTAAATTATTTGAATTGTTTAAATTATTTGAATTGTTTAAATTATTTGAATTGTTTAAATGATTTTCAAGTAAATTTGCTTCTGTCAATTCAATTAAATCCACCTCTAATGTATCATTATGTGAGCTACTTTTATTTTCATTAAAAACATCTTCATATAATTCATCGTTAAATGAACTTACGGATAATTGTGACTTCATACTTGTATTATATTGTATTGATATAGGTTTTAATTTTGGTTTTTCATTTTGAAATAAATAGTCACATTCATCTACTTTAAATAAAATGTTCTTGTTTTTGTTGAAAAAATCTGAATTACTTAAATAATCAAGGTCATCAAAAATATTGAGCATAAAATTATTCTTAACACCTAAAAATGAACCATAATATTCTATACCATGCATAAATTTAAATGTGTCATTTAACATACTTGTTAAATATATAAAAAACCCGTCAACATAAGCTGCGTTATTTTGGTCAATAAACTTAGCATTACAATCTGTTTCAGTTGAAGTTAATTTTGGCATTATATATATTTTCTCATCATCAATAGGATATTTTCCTATTAAATACTTATATGGGTCTAATAATGGTGCCATCTTGAAAAATATGTTTTTGTCTTTTACTTTATTATTATTTATATTCTTAATCTTACAATTAAAAACATTATTGTTATTTTCTTCTTTACCATTTATTTTTGAAATAAACCATTTATGATTTAAGTTGATACTATTATAGTTGCTATCATTTAGAGAGAAAAACTTTGAATAAATTGGAATATAATTTTGTCCTTCAGTTAAAAAAAGAGAATCCGTCTCTTCTAAACTTTTTAAAAGCTCGGCGTTTTTGCGTTTTTGGTAATTAATAATTTCCATTCTTTAGCTAATAAATATATAAATTATATAAGTTTTTAACTCATTATAATGATTATATTAAAATCTTTGTATTAAGTTATATATTGCGTAAAAATAATAAAAAATATTTGCTTAATTTTATAAGAATGACCTTAGAATTGAAAAAATTCGACATGAAAAGTATTCAATTTAAGCCGGATGAAAATAAAGGGCCTGTTGTTGTTTTAATAGGCAAACGTGATACGGGTAAATCATTTTTAGTTAGAGATTTATTATATTATCAACAAGCTATTCCTATAGGAACTGTCATTTCTGGAACAGAAGAAGGAAACGGATTTTACAGCAAAATGGTTCCAAAATTATTTATTCATAATGAATATAATACAGCTATAATAGAAAATGTTCTAAAACGTCAGCGCAATGTATTAAAACAAGTTAAAACAGAAATTGAAACATATAAACGTAGTACAATTGACCCGCGGGCTTTTGTTATTTTAGATGACTGCCTTTATGATAATACATGGTCTCGTGATAAATTAATGCGTCTCCTCTTTATGAATGGTAGACACTGGAAGGTCATGTTAGTTATTACAATGCAATATCCGTTAGGTATTCCACCAACATTGCGCACTAATATAGACTACGTTTTTATTTTAAGAGAGAATTATATAGCTAACAGAAAAAGAATATATGAAAATTATGCTGGTATGTTTCCTACATTTGAGTCCTTTTGTCAAGTGATGGACCAGTGTACAGAAAATTATGAGTGTTTAGTCATTAATAATAACTCAAAGTCTAACAAATTACATGATCAAGTGTTTTGGTATAAAGCTGACAACCATGGTGATTTTAGATTAGGCTCAAAAGAATTCTGGGAATTATCAAAAGGTCTTAAAGATGATGATGAAGAAGAACAATATGACCCAAATAAGAACAAAAAACGCGGTGCTGGACCAAGAATAAGTGTAAAAAAAACTAATAAATGGTAAAAATATATGATAAAAATAAATTGTAAAAATATATGATAAATTATAAATTGTAAAAATATATGTTAAAATATTTCACTTAATATATATTTCTAACCTACTTAAAGACAAAAACCCGTTTTTACTACATCCATGTAAGTAAATTCAGAAAATCTCTGAAAATTCATGTAGTATCGAATTTTTTTAAAATTTTCGGGAAAGTTTTTTAGGTTTCTGGAAATGGACATTTATAAATGTCCAAAATTGACTTACTCATTTATTTTATGTAAAAATGCATCAATGAGACCATAATGAAAAATTAGCGTCTCACACCTGA